CCACCCTTACCAACAGTAAGACCTGATATAGTAGCGTCATTAGCTAAAGTTAAGCTAGTGCCGTTAAAGGTCATATTGGCAGAACCAGCCAATGACCCGCTTGAGTTGTACTGAACTTGGGTGTTTGAGCCACCAGCCACGCCAGCACCGCCTTTACCAGCGATGATCTGCACAACACCGGCGTTGTCTTTATAGTACAACTTGCCGTCGGTGATGTTGATTGCCAACTCACCATTGACGAGGTTAGCGGCCAACGGCGCTGTAGCCGCTGTGGTGCTGTAGTATAACGAAATTGGTGTGTAGCCTGTAGCTGCCATTTTTATTCCTTATTAAGGTATGCTAATACTTCTATTGGTTTTACAAACCGGTCATTTTTGTGTTCGGTGGATTCCCACCATAAAAATTGATTTTCTGTTAAATATGACCGGTCTTTTAACAGATTGATGTTTTCTGGATGTCCAAATATTAGTGGATCAGATGGGCCCCATAACACAATGCCCGAAACACCTTCATCCCATGCAAGATGTTGGAAAAAACTATCTACACCAATCCATGTTTTGCATTGCCATAACAGTTCTCGCAATGCTGCAATTGGCAAGTTGGTTCTAAAATCTGGCACAAGCTGTTTTTCACCTTCAACACCAACTTGTACAACGTGCATAGTTTTTTGCAATTCTTGTACAAGTAGTTCCCAATACGGATAGTTTTTTGGGTTTTCTTTATTTGTTCGCAGTTTTTGGGCGTACGGCGCGATGATAATCACAGATACAACTTCCTATATGCGTCTTCTAAACTACCCTTCCAATTCCACTGCGCCATCTTTTTATAAATGTTCCAACAATCAATATCACCGAACATCCTTTGTGCTTCTTGTATTGAGCTGCCTTTTACTACTTCAGGATAGCATGTAAAAACAAGGGGATTGCGAACACTAGGCAAAACGTGGCTAAAGACAATATGGTCCCCAAGACCAGAATTAAGCACCACAATAGTGTTGTCTTTGTGCTTGAGGATATTTTTAAATATTTGCTCATCATGCTCAAACATCTCCATTTTAGAACCATCACGAATACCGCCTTGTGGGTTCTTTAAATGCCATGTTACTGCGTTTGGTACTGCTAATAATTTGTAGCCTTTGTGATGCAGACTCCAGCTGAACAGCGTTTCTTCACGATGGGCAACTCGAGAAAGTCCCAAGTTATAATCGCAAACGCCAGCTCTATAAATAAAACTGCAATACAAATGCTCAACTTCTTTAACATCTTTTATTAGCCCCCACTGAATGTTAGGCTCGTTTTCAATGTTGACAATTAGTCCAGTTGCTTTTAAATACTCTGGCATATGGGGTGGGTTTAATACTGAACCGCCAACTGCACCAACATCGTCACTAATATGTTTTGCTAGATTTTCTAATACATTACATTCGGGCACTGCATCATCATCTACACGCCACACCCAATCGTAACCCATCGTGTTAGCTTGCTGGTGGATGTGGTGTTGGCCTTTTTTACCAGCAAACAACCACTCCCACTCAATTTTCTTTGCTGCTAATTGCCAAAATAAGTTTTGGTATAGCGATTCTTCTCGCATGTCTTTTGGTTCATCATTATCATCAAAGATAACCAGTTTGTCGACTTTGCAAGTCTGGTTGATGATTGCCTCTAAGACCATAGGCAATGTGCTAAAATATCTACCGCGCGTGGCAACGCTACATAAAATTTTCATGCAGCTATTATACTATTAAAATGTACCGCCAGTAACCCCGCCAGTGATTGCTCCAGTAATTGCGTCAATCGTCAAACTGGTATTTACATACACTGCTTGGCTGCCCGATGTGCCAGAAGAAAAATGCACATAACCGGGATTGACTGTGGTGTTGGTAGCTACTGTAACATTGGTTGGTGTAATACCACTATAACCTGATATACCGCTATAGCCAGAATAGCCGCTGTAGCCACTATAACCGCTTACGCCGCTGCCACTAAATCCGCTGATACCACTAAATCCGCTGATACCACTAAATCCGCTGATACCAGAATAGCCACTGTAACCAGAATATCCACTTACACCACTACCGCTATATCCGCTGATACCACTAAATCCAGATATGCCGCTGTAGCCAGAAAATCCGCTGATACCACTATAGCCGCTGTAACCAGATACACCACTACCGGAATAACCAGAGAATCCGCTGATACCACTATAGCCAGAGTAGCCACTATAACCGCTTACGCCAGATCCACTAAATCCACTAATTCCGCTATATCCGCTGTATCCGCTAATACCACTATAGCCAGAGTAGCCACTATAACCGCTTACACCAGATCCGCTAAATCCGCTAATACCGCTAAATCCAGATATGCCACTGAAACCGCTATATCCTGATACGCCAGATCCGCTAAATCCACTGATGCCACTGTATCCGCTAAATCCGCTGATACCACTGTAACCACTAAAGCCACTGTAGCCGCTTACGCCAGATCCGCTAAATCCGCTGATACCACTGTAGCCAGAATATCCGCTGTAACCGCTGTAGCCGCTTACTCCACTACCGCTAAATCCACTGATACCAGAATAGCCACTAAAGCCACTGATACCACTAAAACCTGATATACCACTAAATCCGCTGATGCCACTATAGCCACTAAAACCACTGATACCACTATATCCGCTAAAACCGCTATAACCACTGTAGCCAGAAAAACCACTTACGCCATTGGCAATTGCCAAAATGATGGCTTGGTTGTTTGTAAATGCTGATCCAGTGGATAGCACTAACGATACTGGAATTGTAAAATAGTTACCAACTTGAGTTGGTGCTGCGGTAATTTTCCATGTCTGTTGATTAGCGCTACTGCTTTGGTCTTGGATGACAATCTCTTCGGTTGCCATCAACAATTCTAAAAAGACAGTAATGTCTACGCCGTTAGCTGCAATCTTACTGACATTTAATTGTGTTGCGCTTGTCTGTGTGGCATTATTCCACAACAGATAATCAGAACCGGGATCACCGCTGGTTGCACTGGTATTGGCTTTGTAAAAGTAGTAACTACTTGATACGCCACTTGCACCACTAAATCCACTAATACCGCTATAACCGCTAAAACCAGATTGGCCACTAAAACCGCTGTAACCAGATTGGCCACTAAAGCCACTGATGCCAGAAAATCCGCTGATACCACTATAGCCACTAAATCCGCTGATACCGCTGTATCCACTGTAGCCTGATGCGCCAGATCCACTGTATCCACTATAACCACTATAGCCACTGTATCCGCTGTAACCAGACACGCCGCTTGAACCAGAACTTCCAACACCACTATAGCCAGAATAACCGCTATAACCTGATGTGCCTTGCTGACCACTATAGCCAGAATAGCCACTATAACCTGATTGACCTTGTGGACCAATAACAGAACCACAATCAATTGTAGAGCCGTTGGTTTCAGTAAGGATTAAATGGCCAGAGCCATTAATTGTTGCTGAAACAAATCCGGGAATTGGGCCAATCGTAGATGTTGTACCATCGGAATAGTAAAAAATGATGTCATAGTTTGGCAACAACGCCACTGACGTGATTAACTTTCCGGGTACGACAAGATTGGCAATTGCCGAAACAAGTACCTGCTTTGATACGCCTTTTTGTACGACTACCGTTACTTCATTGCCTGTTAGGGTTGTAGCTGTCGGTAGCCCTGTAATCGGTTGATCAGCCATTTTCTCTTATGTATAAGTAAAGCCGCCATGACTTGTGGATGTGCCAAATGGCGATATCACAGTAACGTCAGCAAGACCTGCCATATATGCTGGAGTTACGGCTGAAATTTGTAATGAGCTAATTAATGTAAATGTAGCTTGTTTGCCAGCAATAACCACAGAATAAACATCTGTTAAGTTGTTGCCATTGATTAGTATTGGTGTGCCACCAGCTGCTGGACCTGTATTGGGGTTGATTGCACCAATGACAGGATTCAAACTCATTGTGGAGTATGGTGAATTGTTTGCATAAGACAAATCACCAGATGCACCAGAATCAGGAGGAACACCTTGAATAAAGATTGAGTCTGGGCCTTCTGTAAATCCACCGGGCAACAAAATTTCTTCTGGTGTTAATGCAATAGATACATCTGGGCGCGGAAACCGCAAAGCAATGTTTTCAGTTTGCAGTGCGGGTAAGCGCCATGGGTCAAAATTATCTTTGTCATCTTTGCAGACCCGCATTCCGGGGAAATTGGGATCTGGCATTAACTCGACGTACGGAAACTTCCTGCTGCAGCGATCACAAATCCCTACAGCAAGAACCGAGTTTCCACGAGTGTCAAGATAAACAGGCATTTAATTGCCTTAGATTGCTGAAGCTAATGCTTGACCATCGTTTTGAACTAAAAAGCCTTCAATATATGCTGCAACGTGCTGAGAAGAACTATCGCTTGTTGAAAAAGCAAAAGTCAAATCCGCTTTTTGTTGGAACACATTTGGCGCATAACGATGCACATCTATAAACAATGTAAAACTAATTTGCGCGGTAGAAATATTAATACCGTTTGTAGAATTAGTCAGATTATAGAAAATGTATACGTTGCTAGATAAGCTGCTACCAGACCAAGCATTAATACGGTTTAGGTAAAATGTGTAACCATTTGGTACAGTATAAACTGTCATTTGGCTACGACCTAATCCCGGATTAATTTGAGCGTAAATTGTACCGCCGTTTGAAACAGTGATAGTACCAACGTTGCTAACTTGACCAGAAGCCACAGCAGTCATGGATATGCTGTTAATACGCAAAAACTTATTAACGGTAGTTACGCCAGATGTACCATTTAAAGATACAATTTCAGTTACTTGATTGTAGTTAGCATCAAGACCATTGATAGTTACTTTTGCTGGACTTGCATCAGTTGCAGATGAGCTTGCAACAGTCATAGTCAAGGCTGTGCTAGGGAATGTATACGCTGTTGCATTTTCCCATAATGGAATTGATGTGCCAGCTACGTTGGCATTGTAACCATTGATATTGACCAAAGTATGGCCCATGATTTGACCACGGGAAACTTGTAAATCAAACGGTTCTGTGCGACCAACCTTAGTTACGGATTCAACAGCAGCTGGAATATTTTGTAGATTTGTTACTAAATTCGATGCCATAATTAATTTCCTTTAAAGTTAAGTAGGGGGCTTTGCGCCCCCTAGGCAATTAATTACGAGTTTGTGTAACCTTGGCCAACGTTAATGATAGAACCGGTGTAGTTACGTGGTGTATAAGTAGTTTGGAATGTACCAGAAATAGCACCACCGGAAATAGCAGTTACGTTAGCAGCAGAGAAAGTCAAAGTAGCATCAACAGTACCAATGTTGCTAATTGCATTTGCAACAGCAGCAGATTGGGTAAAGCTAATGTTAATGATTCCACCAGTGGTGTTTGGAGTAATTGTGCCTAAAGCAGTAACGGTATTAGCGCCACCAGTTGTGCTTGGCTGTGTCAAAGAAACCGTGATTACACCGCCAGTTAAACCAGTGGCAGAAGTAGTTTGATACAGTGCTACGTTTTCAATAATTGCGCCAGCTGGCAATACAAACGGAGTTGCAGTAGTTTGACCTACATCGGCTGTTTGAAATGTTACTGTGCCAGAGTTAGCGGCAGAAATGGGGTTGAGAATGTAGCTCTCTTGAGTACATACTGCTGCACCAGTGTTATCTGGAGCGATTACACCATTGTTTGAAGAGTTGTTGTACTTGTAAATACGTACTGGTTGATTAAATGTTACTGACATTTTGATTGTTTCCTATCAAGAGTTTATAGCCCCACTCAGTCGCTTGATCGTCTACCGGGAAGAGACGGTAGTCTGTTGGGGGCAAATCTTC